TTGAATACAGTCTCTCTAAGAACTTCTTCTTTTATACTCGTTCGTTCAGCCTTGGCCGCCCTTGTCTCAGCCATTGCCAGTTTGTCTTTAAGACGACGGACAACAATGTGGTCGGCGTCTTCTTCTTTTTGTTCTTTAAATATTTTCCAGTTTGGCTCAAGATCATATTCTTTTTTCATCTCTGCAAGTTTGCGAGCGATAACTGACCTATGAACTCCCATCTGCTTTGAAACAGTTGCCGACGCCAGTCTCTCATGGCTTTTACATTTATGGCCGTCCGGGTAGTCACCGTCCTGGAGGGCATTTTCTATCAATAATAAGATTTCTTCAGCCTCTGATCTTGATATCATAACTATTCCTTGCAATAGTAGGCCGTAACCCATATAGACGTTATTTATTATCGTTTTGTGTCAATGGGTTATGTATTTTACATTTAATATCGAAATAACTCAAGAGGATTAGAATGATCACGGCAGATCAAAAAGACAAGATAATTGAAATGTGGGAGCAAGGAATGTCTGGTTCTAAAATTGGTGATAATCTTAATCTTACGCGAAACTCCGTTATTGGTTTTGTTAATAGGCTAAAGCGCAGTGGTCATGTATTTAAGAGAGACGAAAAGGATCAACATAAGAAAAGAGTTATTGAAGAAAGGAAAATAAGAGAAGAAAAATTTGCGCAAAAAAATAAAGAGATTATTTCAACAACACCGCCAAAAAATATTCCAGTTGAAAAAATACCTGTTTTGCCGACGCGTTTGGGTGGAATTGAGCTTGTAGATTTAAAGAGAACGTCATGCAGATTTATAATCTCAGGAGAAGATCCTGTAACGAGATATTGTGGCGACGAACAAAATAGGGGTGCTTACTGCGAGTATCATTATAAAATATGCTATTATCCGGCTCGTGGAAATTTAGAAAAATTAATTTCATTTCATTCAAAATAGTTAATAGATTTCTGTTCCAATAGCTTCATACGCAAGTCTACCTAATTTGAATGAATAAATAACGATGGAGGCGATAATGAACGCCTTCATCATTTTTAATATAAATTCAAAGTGGTCTGGGTGCATCAAAGATTCACCGTTAGGTGCATCATGTATTCACTGTTAGGTGCATCATGTTTTTATGCAATAAAGGACGCCGTAATTCTTTGGTTTAGTTTCTGTCCCGCCAGTTGTTGAGGTGTTGACGGATATGCCAGTTACGGCACTGTATGTGGTGGTGTTGTATTGTAATGTTCCAGACCCGGAACCATAAGTAAATGTAGTGCCAGTTGTGCTGCCTACACTCACTAATCCGCCCCCGCCCAGAGAGTAATGAGCGTGGCCAGGGTCTGTAATTGTATGGTTATGGTTTAAATATGTGTCTGCGTTATATGTTCCAATAGCGGGTCCTGTTGCGCCAGTAGAAGCGCCAGTTGTATTAGTGCCAGTTCCTCGAAGGAATGTTCCTCTTAAATCTGGCACATTAAATGCGGCGCCAGAACCACCCCAAGTGTATCCAATAGAAAAGAATAGCGCGGGATATGCTGCGGCCGAATAAGAAGTTCCGTCACATGCAAGCCACCCACTAGGAGCTAATTGTCCACCAAATGCCTGAATCATGCCGGACGGGACGGTATTGTCTATTAAAGCTAGATTTGTTCCATCACTATAAACATTGAACAGTCCGTAACGACCTTGAAGGCTAACGATTGCGCCAGACCCGCCAGTTGTGAGTGTAATGTAATAATTGCTTGCGCCGCCGTAACAAAAATTACTTATAGCCCAAATACCGCCAACACCTGCAGGGAATACGACGTTAACATTTGTTAAAAGTGTTCCAGTAAAAGATATGATTGCACTTTGAATTTGTGCTGTTGAAAGCGTAACATTTGAACTGCTCAAACTTACGGACGCTCTACTACCAAGACAGTTATCAATAATAGTGAAGTTTGAATTTAGTGGAGAGTTCCAGCCAGTATCACCAAGAGCTGGCTCTGCAAGGTTTTTATTTGTTGTATAGGTGCTAGACATCGTTATTCCCTATATATGATTATTTGCAACTTTTAACGCAGTTGCCACGCGCTCGTCTGGTTGATTGAGTATAGCTTTTGTTTGTTTGCTAATCTTGTTTCGTGCCGCATCGACGGCGCTAATTAAAGCCTTAGCCGTCATGCCATGTTTTACAGTTCCGCCCGTAGCACGATGAATACGACCACCCTTAGCTCTATTAATTTGATCATTAGAGCTATTAAAATATGGGCGCTCCTCTTCTACAATTTCTTCTTTTTTAGGAACTGCCTTTGTTATCTCACTTGGCATCAATGCCATTGAGGGGAGCCCCCCACCAGGAGCAGTCATGCGTCCAAGGCCATAGCTGGCCGCGCCCATTGCTCTGGGAGACGAAGAAACAACATTAAGTGCTGCGGTTACGGGATCAATAGCAGGGAACGCCCCAGCGTGAGGCGTTAAAGAAAGAGCGGCACCTATTTTACCAGTTATTCCCGTTGGGACAATTGGATGTAGCAAGTGACCAGCGATCATATTCCCGATTTCTGGGTCAACTTCCTTCAGCTCATTAAGTAAACTAGCCTTGCTGCCGTCTGCCTGTTTCTGAGCCAATAACAGCTTACGCAATGTTGTATCAACAGACGCGTTTGGATTAAGTGACAACGTCGACTTTAATTGCTTTAGGGTGTCACTGGCGTCAGAATATTGACCCATCGCCGTTTGGTAATTAGGGTCATGTTCTACAATAGTATCCTTAATTGTATTGTATATTTTTGTCCCCAAAGCCTCGGCTGGACTACCTGGGTTTGCGGTTGATCGTATATCGCCTACAAGCTGTTTAAGTTTATCGACACCTTCAACGCCGTGATATGAAGTGCCTTGACGAATTGCAGCCAAATCAGTTGGCGTATTTTGCCAATCGTTAATTTCTTTTTTTAGCTTGTCGAGCATTGCCTTTGCTTCGGGGCGATAAACCCTTGACCCGTGCATGACATCTTTTTCAGCCTCAACCAATGCCTTGTTGATATTGCTATAATCTATAGGCTGCTGATTGGCCGCCCATCCTTCTTTACTTGCTAAATAGTCAGAGCGTCTTTTATCTCTTAATGCGTTGGTTGCTTCATGCGCGGCATCAACTATTTCAGATGGCTCTGCTTTACCAGTTAATTGAGCAAAGAATGGCTTGCTGCCTTCTTGACCAGCCTTAAAAGCTGTCCTCATTGTCTCTGGTGATACACCAGTTTTTATAGCAAGGGGATATGTGGCGGCTTTTTGAGCAGAAGAAATAACTGGTGTCGCTGCACGAGCGGCAACATTTATAGGGCTAATAGCCCTGCCGGCCGCAGAGACAACTTCACCTGTGCGGCCAACAACACCTGGGACCCTTGCTAGGGCACCGCCGCCACCTCCTAATATAGTGGAGACGTCTGCCATAACGCCGACAGGGTCTTCTGCAAGGGCGCGCTTAAAGCCTTCTTCAGATCCATAACGGTTGACATAAAAATCTTTAATTGCATTAACGACAGCTTCGTTTTGGGCTTTCTTTTCTTCCTCTTGCGGCATCCCTAAAGCGCCAGCAGCTTTGGACGCTAGGCCGCCAACTAGCTCTTTGCCAGTTTCGTATGTTTGTATTGGATGCAAAAATGGCTCTACAAAACCCCTTGCCGCGGCAGCACCGCTTTCTGGCAAATGTTTTACGGCCTCTGCAGGAACGTCCCGCCATGAAAGGGGTTTGCGCTCTTCAACTTTTGGTTCTTCAACTATTGGTGTTGGAGCTTCTTTTAAAAGTGGGTTCTCAACAGCTGAAGTTTCCTCTTCTCCAAAACTTGGAGATTGTTGAGAGCGTCTTAAAAGAGGGTTTGAGCTGTCCATTTTTCCCTCTTTTATATTTGTGGAGCGAAATAACGATACATATCTTTTGGTGCGTCCTTACCATACCAAGTTTGTATCGCTTCTTCTATGTGTTCTGGCGTAACGCCGTGGCCTGACATCATCATTTTTAGTTCTTGAGCGTGATGCAGCATTAAGTCTTTTATTATCTTGGATTCCATCTGATAACGACTTGCAGACTTCTCTGTAAAATCGTCAGCGGCTTCGTTTAAAAACCCATTACTGTCTTTTGCATAAAGCTTTTTATGAGCATCACGATCAAGGGCTCTTTGCTGCAATGTCATAAGTTGAGACGTTAGTTCAGCGCCTGCTCTTGGGTCCATAGACAAATTAGGTATTGCATTTTTCATTGTCTCCAGCGCGGCAAAAGCATGTTGATTGCCCATCCTTGCGCGTTCTGAAGACAATAAAGTTGAAATTTTATTGACTATGTCTTGGTCTCTTTTCAATGTTCCAAGATCACCCTCTCCACCCAGAGAGTGATATAAGGTATTTGCGGCGCTAACTAACTCCGCTCTAATCTCACTCTTGAATCCAGGCTCATTCATGCCGTGCTTGGTATATGAGTCTGCCAAAGTTGTAGAAAGTTCTTTTAAATATGGAGCGTTTTCTCTGGCTCCTTGAGCCTCATTACGAACCATATTGTTATATTCTTCACTATTCTTTTTAGCCAATTCAGCTTGAGGCCCAGCGTTTAATCCTACCGCCTGCTCTCTTTTCGCTCTTTCTCGTGAAGATTGGTCGTAAATAACGCCTGGCGTTGATGGAATAATTTCTTTCTTGGCTTCAGTTGGCGTAAGAGGTTTTTTTTCATCCGTAGGAGTCGTCCCCGCACCAGACGGCATAAGAACCTCTGCGGCTCTCTTTTCTGCATCTGCAGGCAATGCTCCAAGTAGAGGAACTCTTTCGCCTCGTTGGACACGTTCTTGGAACTCACTAGCCAACATTGGGGCACCATTTGCCAAGAAGACGACGCGCCCATATGGCGTATCTTTAATTGACGCCAAATAATTTTCTATTTCACTTTTACGAGTTTCAACGCCTATTCTTGCTGTCTCAGCGCCAACTTTTCCGACTTCTGCGGCTCGTTTTAGAGCCTCTTGAGCCTGAACCTTAGCTTCCTCACGCAGTTTTTGGGCTTCAGCAATTGTTTTAGGAGCTTCTAAGAATGACTTGCCCCCTTCAACTAATCCTTGGCCAAGACCAGAAGCAATCGCAGCTCCTGGTGACGTTGTTTTAGCGCCGACCATGCCAGAGATTGCAGAGCCAAGACCCATTAGTGCGGGAATGACATTTTCTTGCTTAAGAAGGCCACCAAGTCCATCATCCCCTTTCGGGACAACCCCTCCCGTAGGACGTTCAGACTGATCAAGCGCCATGAAACTACGTTGTCTTGGCGTCATACGCGATAAATCTGGCGCCCCCGCACCAGCAAGACCTAGTGCGCGCGGCACATAAGCTTGCGTCTCTTTAGGGAGAAGAGAAAGAACGTCACCGCCTGGGCCTGCTTTCTCTAATGCCTTCTGAACGCGACCGGGGCCAGCATTATATGCGGCGAGGGCTAGTTCAGGCGTTCCAAACTTCTTAAGTTGGGCGTTGTAATAAGCTCGACCGAGAGCGGCATTATATTTCTCATCATTTAATAGACGCTGCTCATCATATGGCAGTCCAGCAAGTTTAGCCGCCTCTGGACCGGTTGACGGCATAATTTGAGCAATGCCTGCCGCGCCCTTTGTAGACCTTAATGGGCGCCCAGCCTCATCAAATTGATGGTGGCCAGATTCGGCTCCCAATACGCCTCTCTCAAATATGTCGCCGTCTTCCTTAACAGCCGACCCGTCTTCACCATTGTAGCCGTGACGAGACGCAACGCCTCTATCAGAATAGTCAACTCGGCCACCTTCTTCAAAACCAAATGGAAGTAAAGAAAGGGCCGCTTTACCAATATCAGCAATACCAGAACCAATGGTGTCTAAAAGACCTCCACCATATGTCGGAACTGCAGTGCTGCCAGCGCCACCAACAACATTTGTTGGCCCAGTAAGCCAATCATATGCCCCCTTACCAAGACCATAAATATCTTTACCCAGACCAATTGCTTCTTTTCCAGTTTCCAAAATATCTGACAGGCTTGTGCCCTTCTTGCCTTGGGCACTGCTACCAAGTTTTGACTCAAGAGGCGTTCCGGTCTGAATCTGGCTTGTTGGGATGTCTTTAGGCGTCGGGGCGCTTTGATACATCGCCTCCTGGGAGGCTAACGCACTAGCCAAGTCTTCGTCGTTGCCATATGAAACATCACCAATAGGGACGCCGCCCTTTGTAGCGTATCCCTGCGGGACAACACCACCTTTGTAGTAATCGCCGCCGTCCCTTACGGCGCCGCCCATGCGGTTTTCCATTTTACCGCCACGAGACGCCAGGAGCGTCCCAAATGGGCTAGACGCCTGAGCCTGATAAGTCTGCGTGCCAGTGAGAGGTCCAAGAGCTCCTGCAAGCCCACCAAGGAATTGCGCCTGCATATAGGGCCACATTTGTTGCTGCTGGAACTGATTATAGAGCGCGTTAATGCCCGCTTGCTGTGTTTGTTGTCCAAGCGTTCCGGCCCCAAGTGACGCCTGTTGCGCCGCCAACCCAGCTTGTGAAAGCCCCTGACCCGCGGCCAATTGGCGCTGAAGGTCCGTCTGAGCGGCGCCAAGCGCCTGCCCATATCCAGTTTGATATAGTGGGCTTAGTGCCTGCCCCATGCCCAGTTGCTGCTGGCCTTGTAAAACAGCCCGTTGAAGACCCGCACGATCCCCACCAAATGCGCCGCCTTGGATGGCCGCAGCCTGTTGCTGCGCCAATTGCTGCCCCTGTTGTTGCTGTAGGGCCTGCTGAACTGGAGAGACAACTTGCTGCATAAATGGGTTCATATATGCGCCGGCCATTTGAGCGGCGTTGCCCATACCCGCGGCGGCTTGCATACCGGCGCCCATTTCAGAATAAGGTAGTGTAGCGGCAGCCTGCTCAGCGATACCCTGCTGTGCGGCCTGTTGTTGTGGGTTTAGTTGTGCGACAAATTGTTCTGGGGTCGTCCCAAATTGCTGGTAAGGCTTGGCGGCGGCCTGTGATGCAAGCCCCATAGCTTGATTATACCAGCTAAGAGCCTGCGGTGACGCCTGCGTTGTTGTTTGTTGAGCTGGAGCTAACCCACCCCATCCAAGTGCGCCCTGACCGCCGCCACTATTTGAGCCTTTACCGCACATTATTCTATTCCCCAGGGATGGTTAAGGTTAATTGGGAGCAATAATACCACTTAACTGCATTAAAGTGAATTTTGGCAGTCATTTAAATGCCGCCTCATTTTTAGGTCTCTTCCACTGGCCTGTTTTTGCGCCGTATAAGAAAAACGCGCCGGCGGGAGAACCAAATTCTGACTCGTAAAGCTTAACCTTGCTTTGCGTTCTGTTGTTACTAACAATCCCTATTATAAGCGGAAATCCAAGTTCGTCCGAAACTTTTTTACTAAACTGGCATAATCTTCTAGCGCGACCGCCTGATGCCTTCCTAAATTTGGGATGAACAAAAACAACACGCTCTTCAACAATAGGGTCTGATGAATACCACAGTGAACCTATTTTTAAGATGACCATCCCCTCAAGAGGCTCTCCAACGTCACCTATAACGCCTATTATGCCGCCATTTTGTTGCAACAACGGCAATAGCTCCATGAAGACCCTCTGATCGTCGGGCCTAAATATCCCATTTTCTTCGGCAAGCATGGAACACATATGCATTATTGAGTCGATATCCTTCAATTCGGCCGTTCTGACAACGACCTCATCTATTTCCTTCCTCGGCATATTTATTAATCCCTCTTAGGACCAGGCAGTTTCTTTAACGTAGCCACAAGCCTCTCTCGATACTCCGTAACGAAATCATCAAGAATGTCGTGTCCCTTATCAATATCACCGGAACCAATTCTAGCGACATTCTCTGGAGAAATCACATACTCCCCGCCGGCAGCTATGATTTCAACGGAAGGTTCTTCTCCAAGACTTTGCTTGCCAAAAACATTGTTGGCAATTTGAAAACCGGCCATTGTATTGCCCTCACCGAAGCCGGATATGATGTCTGCCGGTATAACATAAGATCCAGAGGGGACATTAATTGGTAGGTGGTCGGTTCTGCCAGCAACATTAGAGTGAATAGGACCGACAAAAGTTTTGCTTTTTGCCTCGCCGCCTTCTTCATAAGAGTTTCTGGCTTGCTCAAGGGAAGCCGCAACCGCTTGGTCATGGGGATGGCCAGCACGAACCATTTCTCGAATATTTTCACTTATTACAGATTGGCTTTTTCCTTTAGCGAGTGGCATGTATCACCTATGCAACTGTAAGAGAGTATGTGACATTGACGGACTGACCCGTTCCAGGCGTCACAACCAAACCATTTGTAAAATTAGACCCAACCACAATAGAATTTGTTGTTACTGCTTGCTGTATAATAGCGACGGCATTTGAGGAGTTTGCCCCGGACGTCGTTGATGAATTATAAATTGTTCCTGTCGATGTTCCCGCGACTAAAACATTATAACTAACAATTCGACCAGACCCCGCAGCGATAAGCGTTGTGCCAGCAGATGCTGTAATGACGGCAGACGTTTGCGCCCCGCCTAAAAAACGATAGGTTTGGTTTAGGTTATTGATGGCGACGACGCCATTCTTTTGTGTTGTTAAGATGTCATCAAGGGTAGCGATTGTAGCCTCCTAAAACTTTCCGTCTTGTTCGTATCTGTATCTTATAGCACCCAGTCGCCAAAACGACCCAATGTCATTGCTGGATATGCCAATAGACAAGAGACGACCTCTAAATCTTGGCGTAATATATTGAGTTGATTGATTGACGATATAGGGCCCGTAAATAGTGGGGGCCTGCCCAGGGTAATCCGTAACATAAAATGTTATTTGAATGTTAGCATTTTGTGGCTGATTATAATATCCCCACTTCATATCCGGCCATAATTGATCGACAAATACTTTCCATTCTCCATCAGAAATAACAAAATAACCCGTTTGGAAAGTAGCGTTTAAAGCAACCCCATCAGCATCAGCAACAAGGAGACCAGTTACTGGGTCTACGCCATCATGTTGATAAAGATAGCTAGAATAACCTGACCCAGAAGAAAAAGGATAAGCTGCAATTGGAGAACCTAAGACAGATTGATTGATCCAAGCAGTTCTGGATAATTGGCCGTAATCCCATATTCCTAAAGCAACATTATATTTGACGTAAGAAGATACTTCGCCATTACTACTGACGGTAGGATAATACCAGGCCACTTCAGTATAATTTGAGTTGGCAGCAAATCTGATTTTCCATAAATTGTTGTAATCTAAATCTTGAAATGCGACGTCCCATATAGGGCAATTAAGTATTTGCACACCTGAACTGCCAAGCATGAAGAATTGGCTTTGCCCCATCCAATAAACAACACCGTTCATGGAGCCAGCGGCTTTTCGTGATATGAGGCCGCAGCCCGTTCCTATTTCGTTAAACTGATAAACGTAGGGAGGGCCAGAATATTGCATCGCCCATATAGCCAAGTCCGTCCATATAAGGCCCTGTTGCGGCCCTTGAATACATCCAACAATTCGAGATCCGCGAGGGATTCTATATGAACCAGCTTGATTCGTTACATTAGGAATCCAAGAATTGAAGTTTGCAACGTCAGACCACGCAATTAAAAGAGGGTCTTGTATGCCGGTAAAAGTTGTTCCCCACGCAACAATCTGCCTTTGCGGCATTGCTACAAATATACCGTCATTAGCAACAGGCGCTTGAGGTATGACTGACGCATTTGTCGTAGCAGAAGAAATTGGGTCCCACTGATAAATGGGGCCGCCAGAAAAAGATCCGTCAGTGTTAACAGTAACAGGGGACGAAATTAATATGTTGCCCCAGTTATCAAGGGACCAATCGGAAGCCCCTATGGGTGGAGCCGTAACTGGCGTAGGGCCAGAGGCGCCAATCCCGTATCCGCCTTGTCCGTAACCGCCGACGCCATACCCCGTCCCTGTAGGAGTTGGCGCATTCGTTATGAAGTATTGATAACGGGCATTGCCGCCATTTAACGTAGAAGTTGATGACGAAACAGCAATAGCCGAAGCATTTATTGTAAAGTTGCTGCTATCAATAACAGATTGAACTGTATAATTGCCGTATAATGTCACATTTGCAGTTGAATTATACGTGCTTATTATTACCGGAAATGTGTCTCCCGCGACATAACCGTGATTACTTAATGTTACTGTTACGGAAGAAGAATTGGAATTAAACGCAAATACAGGAACAGAACCACCAGAAGAAACAGATGACGTTGCCGCTAACGGAGCGCCAAGAGCATCTAACGCAGTTAACTGATACTGGTCAGGTCCCAAAAAAGTGCATGGGTATAAGCCAAATAATACTAATCCGCCGACACTTATTTGTGTTTGAATATAGACAGAATCGCCATTAAGAATATTTGAGCCAGCATCATAAACGACTACGTTTGGACTGCCGGAAGTCGTGGTAATATTTATGGTAGGATTATCAGTCGTTGTTTTTGGCGTTATTATTGATAAAGAACCATTTGTAATGACTGATAATGCGTCTCCAGACGCGCTTGCGGCTTCTCGTCCTACAGCTAAATGTTTTGTGGCATTAGTGTCTTCCCAAGCCAATAGTGCGCGAACAATATCTGGCAAAGAGGTAGAAAAGTATTTAATCCATCCCCCAAGCTTCTGAACAAGCGTTAATCCTTGAGGGTCGTAAGAATATCTAATTAAATTAGCGGAAGAAATACTCGCTTCATTTAACGCTGGCGTTCTGTTCGTGTCTACGCCGCCAGTTATTTTTAGTGTAGAATGAGGCATTTGTTAACCTCTAGTAGGCGTAGCAACAACCGAAGGGGATTTATCGCTCCAGGCCGCCGCCTCAAACTTTTTACGATATTCTTCTGTCGTCGCGCCCTTAAGCAGGGCCTGATATTGCTGCTCGTATGAAATAGGCATTTGAGGGTCATTGCCCATCGTAGAGCTAAAATTACGCTGATAAGCAGCAATATAAATCATTGATGCCATAATAAATAAATCTGGCAGATATAAGCTAATAAATGTCGTTAAGTTTGAAGACGATAAACTTGACGGTCTAATTGTGCCAGTTATCTCTACTTGATAAGCACTATCTGGATACGGCCCAACAAGGAAATTATACACCCCAACCGCATTTGTTCCGCCAGTCGCAGCCGTAGGGTCTCCAAATAAACAAAAAAACTTTGGCTGACTTTTGTAAGATGCATTCCCATAAACGGCGTCAAGATACTCTCTCGTAACCGGCAATAATGGGTTTCTAACGCCATTGTCTGGGCTTGTTACCCCAGCCGGCGTAATAACATTTATTTGGCTTGGAACGACAAAAGTTCCCGCAGGAACGGAGATAACACGGCTTCCTACCGTGAGGCTGTAAGAAGTATTGGCGACAAACGTAAATAGAAAATCTAAATCACGATAAATGCGGTTTTCAGCGTAAGTTATGCACTGCGGCAATATATTAACAAAATTAGTGTCTGAGGGGCTAACAACGGCCATCGTCGAAATCTGGGTGACGTAGCTTGTCGTGCCAGCCACACTGCCGTCATATGATAAACCTGTCGTCATATAAATCCCCGCATTTTGGGATTAGTTTACCATAAAACCGTAGTAAATAGCTACTTTTTGACCCAACCGCATTTTAAAGCGACACCTACGGCATTATGTTCGCGGATTTGGGCGCGAGTGGGGGCTGTATCATGCCTAGAATAATATATAGCACGGGCAGCTTCACAGAATGAAACGTGGTTAGTCTCTGACGAAAGGGTCGTCGACTGGCACGCCGTCAGGCTTATTAGCGACATCAGCGCGAACAGCTTCACGGGCTGCAATAGCAATTTGTGCTTCATGAGCCTGATCTTTTAAGCTTTGTAGTTGTTCTTGAGCAATGCCTGACTGCACAAGCTGTTGCTCATGCAGCCAATTAAAAAAACTAACAACCGCAGACATGAACCCGCCAAGGAGGCTAATGACTGTGGATATTAAAGCAGCACTCATTTACCGGGAACGCCTGCAGTTGAAGCATCCTTTGCAGACACAAGGCCAATCGCCGCAAGAACCATTGCAATTTGCGAACCAGTGTCAGAAGGAATAGCAAGGCCCGGAACATTAATGCCGAAGTAGTGCAGAATAACAAGTAGGCCAAGCATAATGCCAGATGCCGTTGTTTTCCAATTTGCCACAAAATATGTCTGTATCAGATTACCCATTTTTCTCTCCTTTATCCTACGTTAGCATATTGAAAATGCATTGAATCCGGCCTGTGAGACCATGAACCTCCCCACGTCCAACCCTCAGACTCAAAAGCTCTTACGAGAGGATTTTGAGCCGTAAAGAACCCATGACTTGATCCCAAAGGATTATGAGGCGCATCAAAGTCAATTGCTAAACCATAAGCGTGCATTGACGTCGTGTGAAGGCCCCTCATTTGACGGATCACCCAGTCGCCACTGAATTGGTCGGCATGTATCTGGTGGATCTTGTCTGTGCTTTTGTTACAGGCGTCCCATGTCTTATCAATGACACGCTTTAGGCTGTCGGCGGCAATCTTATTAATTTTGATGTATGGGATATGGATGTCGCCCATAACTAACTGCCAGGGCGTCTCAACGTGAACAATATTTTTATCGCCCCACCCCGGAGCGGCTGGATTACCAAATAGAGAAGCGCATTGAGATTGTTTAGGTATGCTCATTCTTTTCTTCCCGACGGCCACTGTTTATCAACTTTTCCGTCCAACTTATCAAAAATCATGCGAAGCATGTCTTTTATTTCTTTCATCCCTTCGGCAAACTCGTCTCGACGCATATAGTGGGTGGGGAGCTCAATTTCTATCTTGTGGAGGTCTTCCCTAAGTTCTTTAACTGCTTCCCATAACTGCCTGGCGAACCACCCTACAACCATTAGTATTGAACCGGCGGTTATGTTAATGATTGTTTGGGGTTCCATTTCCATTCCCACTCTCAGAAAATAAAACGCCTTAGAAGGCAAGACAAAGCATTAGTCTTTGTAGACAAATACTCTTCATTAACCCCTTCGAGTATATTCTGCCACAAACTGTCCCATAAATGAATAAGGTAACAGTCTTTTATTTCATCAATAAAACTTTCTGCCTCAAGCTCATCAAAAATTCGGTAGTCATTGAAGTCAAAGGGCAGAAACTTCTCCATATCTAACATAGTTATTAATTCTGGACGTTCTTTATATATCTGAACTGGCAAATCTACTACCTGCCACGCCCACTGCCCCATCTTAAAACCTTCCGGCAGACGCTCTAGCCATATCCTTATAAATTCAGAACCCGGCTCGGCCATTATTGTTCCGGCAGAGCAAGACTGAACATGATGTTTTACGGAAGTAGATACGTCGCCGACGAACCCGGAAAGGACGCATTTATTATCGCGCAGGTCTTCTAATGGCCTAACAAGAATGCAGTCTGTATCTAAGTAGATACCGCCTGTTTCATATAAAATCCTCAATCGAGCAATATCAGACCACCGCTGCGGCCATTCGCCAACTGATATGTCTCCTATGTCTGTTGGAGGATCAATCCTTACCATCTCAACATATTGTTTCATCTTATCCCAATGAATATTGTTTTTAGGCTCCTCATTATAATAAAAATATATCTTATCCGGCCTTTGAACATCAAAAGCAGACTTAACAGCTAAGTAGTTTATGTAACTAAAGTCTCTTGATTTTGGCCCGTAGAAATAGATGAAGTGGACGATATTAGGAATTTTTTTTTTAAATTTCCCTCAATCGTATTTTTTATCCATTGATAATTGTTTTTAAGTCTTTCCTCTTGAGGGCTAATATCTGCCGCCAATTTAGCCTGATCAAGCGCAATTTGCTCCATGCCAAGGTGCCACGCCGATATACTTGCAAGATCATGCGGCCAGTGGCCCCATACTGCCGGGTCGCACGTATAGACCATGTCGCGGTTTACGATTCTCAAGGCCCGCATAGAATAAGCAAAACATTCTTCCCATCGACCCTGCCGATACATGAGCATGGCCAACTCACACCAAGGCTCTCTTGTATTTGGTGCCTCTCCCGCAGCCCTATGGTATGACTTTTCAGCCATGTCTTTATTGACCATTTCGTCATAGCACTTGCCCATGACGCGGTAGGCGTAGCATCGTTCATTGTCCCAGGTAGCCCCAGGTAAATTGAGATATCTATTGCAAGCGTCAATTGCGTCTTGCCATAGGCCGTGAAACGATAATTCACGAGCATAATAAAAAGCATTTCGTGGGCAATTTGGGTCTTCTTTTACCGATAGGCTCAAAAGATCCAAATACTGGCCACGGCTCTTTGTTGGGTCTGGGTGATGGCTAACAAGCAATTTGTCAGTATAGGCGTAAACTTCAGTTATGCGCTTGTCGTAGACTGGATATTCGTGACAGGGGTGGTGCCAAAAATATCCGTGCCTCGCGTGAATCTTTTCATACCTAAACTTAATCCCGCAGCCCCAATCGAAAAAATAATTCAGCCGCGTTGTCTGAGGCGTCCATACACGCTCAATCTCTTGCCGCCACCCAGGCTCAAGAATTTCATCGACGTCCATGCAGACGCAAATATCAATGTCTTTTGGGATAAGAGCAATAGAAGCGTTTCTGGCGTGGTCAAAGCGCCAAGGTGTGATACAAATCTCATGAACTCTTACGCCACATTCTTTGGCAATTTCTACAGTTCTGTCAGAGCTGCCAGTATCCGCAATGAGAAGCAAGTCAGCTTCACGCGCAGAATCTGCCCATCTTTTTACGAACATTTCTTCGTTTTTAGATATTGTGTAGACGCAAATCTTTGGCATGACTTTTTGATTTGACCAGCAATAAACACCAATGCAGCCGTCTACGGTGCCCCAAGTTGGCTGACCAAAAACTTCTCTAAACTTTTCGTCTGTCCAATCGTCCACGACATGAGTTTCATGGACATTACCCTCCCACTCACCTTGTGGGTGATGGCCAATAGGAATACTCACAATGACGGTGTCTGCTATAGATTGAAGTTTATTGACAACTGCAATCGCCTCTTCAGCAGTCATGTGTTCAAGCACATCTCCTGCAATCGCAACGTCAAAGCGACCTAAAGGAGACAAATCAAATTTACGAATATCTTCAATAATTATATTTTCATATAATTTTTTTAAGCCATATTTCTTAACATACGGCTCAAATATCTCAACCCCAGTCCATTTAGCCTCTGGGAATAATTTGGCGTAAGTCCCAGAACCTGGGCCAATATCAAGCATTCTTTCATGCTTAACGCGGCCAACAATATTCCGTATATACGGCTTGCCCTGTTCAAAGCTAAATGGCATTTGAGTTCCCCTCCTCGTTGCCAGAATTTATATTACGAGCTCCATTGCTCCGTCGGCACTGTTGGCCAGTTTGTAACAGGCGTGGTCGGTGGGTTCACCGCGATGGCCCGAACCTGGCTGCGATACGACAGGAACGCCGCCTGATTCGTTAAATATGGGTTCGATTGAGCGGGGTCAGACACACTTGGAATCGCCGTCCAATCCGTATTGGTGAGAAGCTGCGAGGCTTGATTTTTGTTTTGTGCTTGAACCTGCTGGTCATGCGCCGCCTTCTGTTCAGGCGTCATGGTTGCGACCGTCCAATCAAGCGTCCAAACGCCGTCAATTAAGGTTGGATTGGCATTCTGAGTGCAAACCTGCGTATTTGCATCATATGTCGGTTCTGGAAGAATGGTTACTGGCGCAAGGGTATAACCATTCTCAATAGCCGTCTGTGTCTGCGGGAACCAATAGGCAACATCATAATTGTCGCCGTAATTGGTATATGGGTTTTGTTCTTGCAAAGTTGAAAATAAGTATGGGTAAAGGATCAGCGTCGTGTCCTTTACCTCGGCATACATCGTCATTTCTTCTCTCCATTAATAATGACCGTCGACGTTTCTCTGTCAATTTCTAAGAAACCGTCGCAGGCGATATTCCAATCTTCGCCAGTTTGTTCATCCCAAGAAGGAACATTCATTCTAACATGTTTTGCAAGATATTCTTTGCTTCCATTCTCAAAAACACGCCAGACATGGTCCTTAGTCCCACGCCCGGGCGCTCCACGCATTTTGTTGTAGCGAATGTGGTAGTGGTTCATATGACCTCTACCTCACAGGCTGGCTGTGGATTGTCGATGAGGGAGATGTTGAAATGAACAAATCGGAAAGGCTCATTGCTGCCGTTTTTAGTGAAGCTATGCGGCAACCAAGCATTTGTTAAAACAAGCACTCCCGGCTCTGGCTTGAAGTGAAAAGCATTCGAGGCATATGTCACATTTGACATATCGTCTTCAGAGATGCCCAGTTGCGTCTTTCCTGGTCTTGGGTCATGGAACGTCGCCGCGCATGAGCCTTCTGGCGTGTCAAGGAAGTAAAATCCGACTATCTGCACACCATTATGGTGAATGTGCTGGTCCATCTGACTGAATTTATGGTGTTCCTGTGCCCACATTTCAGTAAAAAATGCGGCCTTTTCTCTGACATTGTAGCCCTGTTCCCGCAAGATATTGAGGGCTGTCACGGCAGTGTATGCACAAAAGTCCTGTATGCTTGGGTCTTGCGAAATATCCCCCGACATTTTGACGGGATAGATTTCATTTAGCTCATGGTCGATGGCCTTTAGGGCCGAGTTAGCAGATTTGCGAACTGCTTCTAAAAACTCTGGCTTATTAATTGAATAAACCATTGTCGGAAAGCAGTGAATGTTTTCTAAAACATCATCAGACATTACGCTTATCTTCTAAAAAGTATTCGCTGTGATTTGTTAAACATTCGATGGCGTTCTTTGCCCCCGCCAGCTTGTTCATCACGCCTTGAATGTGAGGTAGAAGCTCAGTCTGGAAGTCAGGGTGGTTTCTCATAGCCCGAAGATGGTCTTCTGGGATAGTCCCCGTTGAGAAAAGAAAGTTCTCCACACGGTTTTTGAACTCGCCAAGCCATTCATCCCGCTGTGCGGCTTCATTGGCCTCTAAAAGCGGAAGATGTGCATATTTACGATGAGGCTCAAGCTCTTCCATGATGCTCTTGATGGTCGCAAGCTCCATTTGAGCGGCTTCCATATTCGTTGACCACGTATAAAAATGCGCGTCAGCCTCAATAATATCGGCCTCTGCCCGCATCTTGTCGGTCTTTGACGCATTCGGATCGTCAATAACAGCCTGAGCGTCTAATATTTTAGCTTCTCTGCGAATACGTTGCGCTTCGCAGCTTTGAACGACCGCCTCGCGGTCGATCTTTTGTCCATACATAAGCATCCACGCGCCATCCGGCGTGAAGCAAGAGCCAGCCATAAAATGACGAAGCTGAAAGTCACAGTTATTTCTATGCGGATTAGAGTTCATTGTTCCCCTTTAGACGTTAACCCCACATGTGCCGTTTGAGGCGGCTGAGCCACCGTAAGAAGCCGCGGTAGCAATCCCACCTGTTGTTACGCTATCACAAGCATAAGTATATTTATTCCTTGTTGTTGATGGGCCTGTTGTATATCCAAGTGCAAATATACCTCTGGTGCTATTTCCAGCAGCGGAACCATAATGTGAAGCAGCAGTGGCTACTCCGCCAGTTCCAACTGAGCAGCAAGCATAAGTATATTTGTTGCGTGTTGTTACGTAGCCAACCCCACATCCATATCCAAGAGCAAATATCCCTCTAGTGCTATTCCCAGCAGCAGAACCTTGATATGAAGCAGTAGTAGCTGCCCCGCCAGTTCCAACTGAGCAGCAAGCATAAGTATATTTATTCCTTGTTGTTGATGGGCCTGTTGTATATCCAAGTGCAAATATACCTCTGGTGCTATTTCCAGCAGCGGAACCAATATATGAAGCAGTAGTAGCTACTCCTCCAGTTCCAACTGAACAGCAAGCATAAGTATATTTGTTGCGTGTTGTTACGCCGCCGCCAACCCCACATCCAAATCCAAGAGCAAATATCCCTTTTGTGCTATTTCCAGCGGCTGATCCATATCGGGATGCGGCAGTTGCCGCTCCTCCAGTTCCCACTGAACAGCAAGCATAAGTATATTTGTTGCGTGTTGTTACGCCGCAAATACATACATATCCAAGTGCAAATATACCTCTGGTGCTATTTCCAGCAGCGGAACCATATGCTGAAGCAGCAGTGGCTACTCCGCCAGTTCCAACTGTATCATTGGAAAAAGTATATTTGTTGCGTGTTGTGCTGCTAACCCCACATAAATATCCAAGAGCAAATATCCCAATAGTAGCATCGCTACCACCAGCCTTCTTTCCAGTAAAACCAAAAGCCTTCGCAGAAAACGCGCCTCTGGTAATGACTGCGGGCATGTCAGGCTCACTTAAACTGGGTTTGGGAAGCAAACACGTTATACGTCGCGCTTGCCGTTTTTACCGCGGTATACGTGTAAATATCCACTCCGCTTGCATTGCCACTTGTCGGAGCTGCTCCTCCCTGCCATTGCGGGGTGACAGAAGTTCCATCAATCGTGACGGCATTATTATAATAGGCCGTCGCGCCTTGGGTGACAAGAAAAGCAATCGAGATAGACTGCCCTGTTGCCATGAATGTATTAAGGCTCGTCGAACTATTACCGCGAATATTCAGCGTCCAGTTTGCGGAGGCGCTTGTGGTGTAGAACAATACACTTTGCGTAATAACGTCGTAGTTAATCGTGCCCGTAGCTGCCGTGGCGCTGACCGTCGCCACCTCACCAGTGTTGGTAAGGTTCAAGACTGGGGCGTTAACGGTTCCTGCGTATTCCGCAAGAATGGATAGGTTTCTAGGTATTGTCATACGTTAACCCCACAGGTTCCGTTGGAGGCGGCTGAACCATAATACGAAGCACAACTTGCAGCTCCGACACCACTGGCTGTGCTAGTGCAGCAAGCGTAAGTGTATTTGTTGCGGATGGTTGATGGTCCTACGCCGGCCACAGATCCCAAAGCAAATATGCCTCTAGTGGAATTACCTGCGGCTGAGCCAAACTGTGAACCACAACTTGCAGCTCCGACACCACTTGCTGTGCTAGAACAGCAGGCATAAGTATATTTGTTGCGGATGGTTGATACTGCGCCACTCGCAACCCCCAAAGCAAATATGCCTCTAGTGGAATTACCTGCGGCTGAGCCACCATATGAAGAAGCACTCGCTGAACCTACGCCTGTCGCTGTGCTAGAACAGCAGGCGTAAGTGTATTTGTTGCGGATGGTTGATGCTACGCCGCACACAGATCCCAAAGCAAATATGCCTCTAGTGGAATTACCTGCGGCTGAGCCAAACTGTGAACCACAACTTGCAGCTCCGACACCACTTGCTGTGCTAGAACAGCAGGCATAAGTATATTTGTTGCGGATGGTTGATGCTCCGCCGGCCACAACTCCCAAAGTAAATATGCCTCTAGTGGAATTACCTGCTGCAGATCCTCGATATGAGGCCGCACTTGCAGCTCCTACGCCACTCGCCGTACTGCTGCAACATGCGTAAGTGTATTTGTTGCGGGTGGTTGATGTTACGCCGCACACATACCCCAAAGCGAATATGCCTCTAGTGGAATTACCTGCTGCCGATCCATAATATGAGGCCGCAGATGCGGATGCCGCAGAGGTGCTTGTGCAAGTCGCAAAAGTGTATTTGTTGCGGGTGGTTGATGCGCCGGGCGTACCCCCCAAAGCAAATATGCCTTTGGTTCCAACAGGGCCACCAGTATTTCCACCAAACCCATATCCTTGGGCCGAAAATGCGCCTTTGGTCGAGATAATTGGCATTTTATTTAAACTGCGTTACGGCAGCAATAACCGTATAGGTCGCATTTGCCGTTTTGGTAATTGTGTAGGTATAAATATCAATCCCTGAAGCATTACCCGTAGTCGGCGCAGTTCCTCCTTGCCATTTCGGTGTCACAGTCGTTCCATCAATCTGATATGCGTTATTATAATAAGCTGTTCCACCTTGTGTCGTCATCGCAACAACAGTTATCGTTTCATTAAGCCCAAGATATGCATTTAATTGTGTAGCAGCAGTCCCTCTGAAATTAATTGTCCAGTTAGCGCCTGCATTCTGCGTAAAATACAATACAGACTGCTTATCAACGTCGAAGTTGATCGTCGCATTTGGAGCCGTGCCGATAACAGTGACAGCATCTACTGTTGGATATTCAGTTGCCGAGACAAATGATCCGCCATAAATGTGCGCACTAGACATAGTGCTAGTGTCAAACGAAGCAACCTTCTTACCAAATGCGGATGATGTGCGTGGCATATCAGAGAAGCGCCCCAAACGCTGTAGCGGTAAGTGCCGTAGTAGAAGCCGTCGTTGTGACAGTCACGCTAACATACAAACGGTTTGCCGAAGGGATATACAGACCATTTGCATAAGCATATGTCGTCGTGAACCCCGCCGCAGTAGTGCTTGGCGTTACAGCAGAAACTGGAATTTCATCCGTCAAATAAGCATTCGTGCCGTCCCAGTTCCAAATCTGGACGAGGTTGGCAGCCGTAGCAGCAGTAATACTAGTAGAAGCCGCAACAACTTTAATATAGTCAACTCTCGTTCCATTTGTGGAAGTTGGAACGAACTGAATGATATTAGCACCGGCCAAGCTTGCTGTAGCTGTCGGGCCTCTTGTCGTGCAGGCAGTTTGAGCTGTTAAATTAGCAGACACAGAATATGGTGTCTGAGCAAATACTGGAGTAGCAGTTACGGCCATTACAGGCTCCCGAAGTTGTTAGCGATATATACTGTGGTCACGCCGGTCCCAGGCAATTCCCCAACCGTCGCGGCGTTATCATAAAGTATTCTACCGGATGTTCCACCGCTAATTGCCGTTGAGTTTACAACGACAGTTCCAACATTCACCGTATTGTAAGCAATCGTCTCGACAATATCGCCCGCAACAGCGCCGACGCTTAATACCACACTTGTGCCGTTCGACGCCGTATAGTCTGAGGCATTCAGCAACACGCCATTCAGATAAACCGCAACATAACCAACTGTATAAGACAACGTGAAGGTTGTCTGACCGCCAGTAGCCGTAAAGCTCGTTCTAACGTATGTCGCATTTGGAGCCGATCCGGTTGGTCCTGTAGGGCCTGTTGTTCCAGTTGAGCCTGTAGGACCAGTTGGGCCTGCTACCGAAGAAGCTGCTCCAGTTGGTCCAGTTGGGCCAGTTGCTCCCGTTATTCCAGTGGAGCCTGTAGGTCCCGTTGGGCCGGTTGCGCCCGTAGAACCAGCAGTGCCAGTAGGTCCAGTTGGGCCACCCGCGCCAGTTGATCCCGTTGGTCCTGTCGGCCCAGTAGGCCCATTTGTCCCGGCAGAACCTGTTGGTCCAGTAGGTCCGTTGCTACCAGATGAACCCGTAGGTCCTGTTGGGCCACCCGCACCCGTTGACCCTGTCGGCCCAGTAGGTCCATTTGTTCCCGCAGACCCTGTAGGACCCGTTGGTCCATTTGTTCCCGCAGATCCCGTAGGACCCGTTGGTCCGTTTGTTCCGGCAGACCCTGTTGGCCCTGTAGGGCCAGTCGGACCATTTGTTCCGGCAGACCCCGTAGGTCCTGTCGGGCCAGTCGGACCAGCCACAGTTGATGCCGCGCCAGTAGGACCAGTTGGGCCTGTTGATCCTGTGCTACCAGTTGGACCAGTTGGGCCAGTAGAGCCGGTCGGCCCTAACTGCGTATATGTCACCTGCTGCGCAGTAACAATAACGCCCGGCGTTGCTGGAACGGTAGGAGATGTCTGTGACGCAAAAGATGCAATGGATATGGAAGTATTGCTAACGGCCCACACTAATTGGATGTAATCGCCAGCATTTAATTTGAGAACATAATTGATGGCAGCAATCAGCTCCCCATTAACGCCCGCTTGTCTGTATGGTATCCAATAAATACTATTGCTTTCTGTTACATCAGAACCATTAACCCTAATCCACACATCAACATTATCATTGCCAGTTGTCGCAGTATTTTGGAACTGTATGGAATATTGCAGATTATATACGCCGGCATTGGAAAATGTAATTTGATTGCCACTAACAATGCTAACGCCGCTGCTATTAGGGTCTGTATTACCAATGTTTATTACATATGTTGAAGCTGTGCTTGCGGCTGTCTGGTTTGTGGTGTCGTAAAAAGACCCCCAATAACCTATAGTTCCGCCGGCACCAGTTGCGCCAGTAGGGCCTGTTGCGCCTGTTGGGCCTGTCCCAGTAGGACCTGTCGCGCCCGTTGGGCCTGTAGGCCCGGTAGAACCAGCGGGGCCAGGGGCGCCATTTAGATTAACAGACCAAGCAGCAAAAGTTCCTGTGCCAGTCGTAGACGTTACATTAACAACAAGAGCGCCAGTTCCAGAATTATAGGACGTGACAGTGCCAATCATGTAATGAGAAGCGTCATACGCAATTAGAACTTGCTGCGCCGTTGTATAGGCTAACCCAGTTCCAACTGTTAACGATTGAGTCCCCGTTCCAATTGTTAAAGACGTTGTGCTCGTTGTGGCGTATGTGCTGCCATTAGCGCCCGTAGGACCAGTTGGACCTGTGGCGCCAGTTGGCCCCGTCGACCCAGTGCTTCCGGTTGGTCCTGTTGGGCCGGTAGAGCCAGTCGGTCCCGTTGGTCCCGTCGCTCCAGTAGAGCCAGTAGAGCCAGTAGGCCCTGTAGGTCCAGCCACAGTAGACGCGGCGCCAGTGGGGCCTGTCGCACCTGTCGGGCCTGTCGGGCCGGCATTACCTTGAGAACCAGTTGGACCCGTTGGGCCCGTAGAACCAGAACTGCCCGCGGCGCCAGTGGGTCCCGTCGGCCCGGCAACTGTTGAAGCTGCACCAGTAGGACCAGTCGCACCCGTCGGGCCAGTTGGGCCCGCAACCGTAGAAGCCGCACCAGTTGGACCCGTCGGGCCAGTAGGTCCCGTTCCTGTTGGACCTGTAGGACCGGCACCACCAGAAGACCCAGTCGCGCCCGTAGGACCCGTTGGGCCAGAACCTGTTGGGCCAGTGGGGCCGGCAACAGTTGATGCTGCGCCAGTTGGGCCGGTTGGGCCAGTGGCACCCGAAGTGCCAGAAAAACCAGTTGGGCCTGTTGGGCCGTTTAATCCCGTTGGTCCAGTTGGACCAGCATTACCAATTGACCCCGTGGGGCCAGTGGGGCCAGTGGCGCCAGATGACCCGGTTGTTCCGGTAGGACCCGTCGGCCCGCCAGGTCCCGTTGGCCCAGTAATTTGTGCGCCTACTGGTCCGACGTCTATCCATGTAGAGCCATTCCATACCCACAAATGCTCTGTGTCTGACGTAACATATGCGTCACCCACTGAACCAGTGTAGCTTGATGGATAGCCTGGCAGAGACGTAGCGGTGGGGACTGTGCCCTTAAAAGAAAACCCACCCGCGGGGCCAGTTGCTCCCGTGGGGCCAGTTGGGCCGCCAAGATTTGCTATTTGACGCGACGTAATACGAACAGATGTCCCAGCCTGGACAGCCTCTAGCTGCTCAGTCCCGTTTAAGCTGATGGCTACCGGCAGGTTGGGGATCTGGATATTTGACATTCTACGTCCTTAAAACTCGCGCCATTGTAGCGGAACCAATAGCAAACCGCTACTTGCTTTTATTTACATTGGGACAGAAACAGCCAATTGGGACCCATAATACACGCCGGCCTGGTTGGCGTTTACCCCATCCCCGCTTTCACACGCATAAATATATTTCGGGCCAATAGACCCAGGCGCTTCTACCGAGGTAAATGTTGACTCAGACAATCCATTTATTATTGGAGCCCAATTAGTCGCGGTTATAGAAGACCCATTTAATGCAACCCCAAACATAGTATTGGCGGCATAATAATCCCAAGTGTTTATACAATATCCAGAAGTTATGTATGGCCCAACACCAGCAGACGTGCCAGTTGCGTAAACTGTACTAACATTTTGTTGGTAAAGAACTGTTATTGAATCTTCAGCTCTTCCATACATAAGTTGAACAAGATTAGAAGAGCTATTTCTTGCAAATTGGGCGGCGACACCTTTACAGCCGGTAGCTAAACAACCGGGAACAGCCGTAACCGTGTATGGGCCACCGGTATCAAATAGATAAGCGCCAACTAAAACTCTATTATAATAATTCCACACATTTAAAACTGCGGCAGAACCACCAGATGCAGAACCGCCCCACTTCCATGAAATGGTAGAAGTCGAATAATCCGTATAAAAAGAACCTAAATATGTTCCCCTGTATGCGCCCATTGTTATGGTAGAGCCGCCAGATATGCGGCATGTGTCAGAACTGGAATTTACTAAAATTCCCTGTATCCGAGTTCCAACATCTGATGGAGAATTAGTTACTGTCGTAATGGTTGCGCCGGATGTGTTTGTAAAATATCCAGTCCCTGCCAATGGAGTAGGATTAACAGTTGACCAAGGAACGGTGCAAAGAACTGGAGAACCGCTATTCATAGTAACATACACATCATAGGCTGACCTTGGATACCAATTACTATTTATAGTAAGAGCCAACCCGATTGTGTCTGATGGGCTTGATGTAAATTGGACGCTTTGCATTGTTGTTCCATCATAAATAGGAACATAAGCGCCATTATATGGAGAATAATACAGTGTTGATTGGCCTACATAACTGGTAGAGCCATTGTTTTGAATAACAGGAACACCCGCGACAACAGTTAATCTTCCACCTGGTCTAACCGCAGAAGCAGACCCGCCGCCTGCCGCCCAAGAAGGGTCAGCAGCTGCGCCATTTGTTGTAAGAACTTGACCAGATGTTCCGGGAGCCAACGCAGCCCATCCAGAAGCGCCTCGATACAATATAGATCCTCTTGATGAAGAGAAATTTGTATCAAAAACGCTACTCGCAGAAGCAAAAGCAGGAGGCGAACCTGTTGTAGCGGTTAAAATATTCCCGTTTGTTCCTGCAGCAGTTGAATTAGGAGAATTACCAGCGCCACCGCCATAAACAACGCCATATTGTGTTAATGCAGCAGATGAAGCCATCGCGCTAGAGGAAGAAAAATAAGGAATACCTCCAGATGTTCCCGCAGTTAGCCCAGTCCCGCCATTTGCAACACCGCCGACAAAAACACCTGTAGAAGTATTAATCGCTCCCATAGGATACCAAGTATTATTAAATAATATTGATACGGGATATGGATTTGATGTTTTATATGTTCCAATCTGAGTTGTGCTTGGTGCTGCAACAACTGACGTTGAAACAAGAATTGAGGCAATCGCAGTTAGAATTTTTAGCATGTCACCCTCAATAACTATACATGGCGAATACAACGTCGCCTGGATTTACACTGAATACCGTAGATAACCACGTTATGATCGTTCCACTTACGGAAAATGCTGGAGAAGATCCCGCCGAAACAAAAACTTGACCATTTACAATAAGCTGAAAAAGACCAGAACCGTTATAAGAATGACTTAGCGCAGGGAAAACATTAGTTGTTGTAATTGTTAGGGAATCAACAGCTGTATTGCCTGTGGTCCCCGCGGGGCCTGTAGGGCCAGTTGGACCGACAGAAGCGGGCCCAGGATACGCCTGCCACCCCTGCCCGTTCCACTGCCATGAACGGGAAGAATAAGTATAGACTTGGCCAACAGTAGGGCTTGCAGGAAAATTAATGGCCATAGCTTCCCCTAATCCTATTATGCATTTTGCTTAGCTTCTAAAGCGTCAATCTTTTCAGAAAGTTTTTTAACTGAGTTAATCAAAGCATATACAAGCTCTGACGCATCAACGGTGTATATTTCCGTTATCTCTCCAGATATAGGATCTTTATACTGGGTCTTCCCAACCATTGTTTCAAATGGCGTCCCAAGTAAGCTTTGAGCAATAAATCCTGTATATGTTTTGCCGTCAGAAACAGAGCCGTATAGACCGTTATACTGATAGGTGATTGGGTTTAAACTAAGTAAATCCGTCAATGATGGAGAATAATTATTTATGTTCTTTTTAACTCTTTGATCTGACGTCGCCGTCCAGCTGCCGCCACCGGTTTTATAGGCGGTTGAACCACTAATCGTTAGATTCCCTGATGAGTCTATCTGACAATATTGAGACCCAGCGCCAAACCCAATATATGGGCTGCTGTAATAAAAAGAATTACTTGATGACCCAATATAATAAGCAGTTCCAGTATTGGTCATATTCTGGAAAGCATTTGTTTGGAAAGACCAGTTAGTATCGCTGACGACGTTAATAATTGTTCCCTTTAGACCATTTGATGTGGTTCCAGTAGGTCCCGTCGGGCCAGTTGGGCCAGTCGGACCAGTCGGACCAGTTGGGCCAGTTGGGCCAGTTGGGCCTGCTCCAGTGGGACCAGTTGGGCCAGTCCCTGTCGGGCCAGAGGCCCCCGTTGGACCCGTTGGGCCGGCGCCAGTTGGACCAGTTGGACCAGTTCCAGTAGGACCAGTTGGACCAGCAATAGTAGATGCAGCCCCAGTTGGGCCTGTAGCGCCCGTCGGACCTGTAGGACCAGCAACACTAGAAGCAGCCCCAGTTGGGCCTGTTGCGCCTGTCGGGCCGGCAACAGTAGAAGCAGCTCCAGTTGGTCCTGTGGAACCCGTAGACCCAGTAGGTCCAGTTGGCCCCGTTGGGCCTGTAATAGCAGTAACCGCTGGTCCGTTATCTATCCACGTAGACCCATTCCAAATGTATAGATGATAATTTGCCGTAACAATGTAAGCATCGCCAACAGTATTGCCGCTTGCGGGCAACGCACCGACAGTAGCAACGCTGCCCTTATATGTAATGCCGGAACCTGCGGGACCCGTTGTTCCAGTTGGACCAGTAGAGCCGGTAGGGCCTGTTGGGCCCGTTACGTTAGAAGGAGCCCCCGTAGGGCCTGCTAGCCCTGTCGGTCCTGTTGGACCTGCAATAGTAGAAGCGGCGCCCGTTGGTCCCGTTGGACCAGATCCAGATGGGCCGGTCGCTCCTGTAGGACCTGTAGGGCCGATAGCTGAAATAGTCCCAATCTCAATCCACTGAGACCCGGCGCTATCTGTCATATAAGTATATTCAAGACCAGTATTTGTATTAAACCAACGGTCACCATTAATTGGTGCAGGAGACGTTGGAGGGGACGCTGACTCAGTGTAAGTTCCTGCACCATTTGGCCCAGTAGGACCGCTAGGACCTGAAGATCCAGTTGGGCCCGTTGGACCCGTTGCTCCACCAGAAGAGTGTTCTAATACATATTGAAAATTAGCATCTAATTCCGTTAAAGGAATGCTTTGGCCGCCAGGCGTATTTCCAAAAGTATAAGGAACGGCCATTATTTCCTCTTATAAAATCGTTGTAGACCAATCAACGAACGCACCAACATTGTTCGTCCAATATGATCCTGTTCTTATACCAAAGAACCACTGATTGTTCCACTGAACAATAAAGTTATATGGGGGAGACAACGGGCCGGTAAATGGAACAGACGTATTGTCGTAAGGTATGCCAATCTCCGTATTATTATAAATTACGGCTGGAGCGTTCCAATCTGTTCCTGGAAGCTGATTTAATCCACTAGGCGCTTCACCAGTTTGCTGCGTAACGCGATAATTATTATTTTGAGTAATTCTTGTCGCGCCGCCTATAACGGGAATGCCCGTAACTGGATCAATTGTATTGCCTTGAGTAATGCGGTAATCGACTTCATCATTAAAATATGGCTCAGTGCGCGGCTGCGTAATTGGAACAGGGTCTGCCGGGACAACTATGGCGCGAAGCTGTTGTTGTGGCTCATCTAAACACTCATCACACACAAGAATACGGATATTCGCTAAAGACGCGCCACGCCAGTCATATTGCCACTGTAGCCTAGTGTGATTAGTCCATATGCCACATCGATCACAGACGGCCTGCGCCTGTGGGTTACGCGAGGATACTCTGGCTCGTCCGGCTTTTGATGCGTAAGCCAATTATCCCCTCCTTACGAGTTAAAATAACCAGCAATTGTAGGGGAAATATATTGTTGGGCAACTTCGACGTTTTGACGAGACGCAATATCGTAAGACTCGTCAGACATCTGCTTAATCATTACCGCCTTTTCTGGAGCCCATATTTGAGCAAGACGATAAGAAAGGCCATAAACCATAGCCTCAAGCCAAATGGATGGGATGTCCATTGTTTGAGCGCCAGTTAAATTCGTATCCTGTATTTGATTAATATAATAATAATTAAAAGACGTTTCATTGCCGTCAGGCACCGGCCATAAATATACGCTTGGGCTTAATAACCTGTCCATCCAATATACAGTTGGAAAGCCCTGTTGCGCCTTATTTGGATAGCTTGAATATTCAGACCGTGAAATTGGTAGAATTAATCTGTCAGTATTTGTCGTGCCAGACGTGACGCGAATATAAGCATCTAAAATAACAACTGAGCTAGAAGGTATTGAATATTGCGTCTGTCCCTGAACCAGCGCAATGCTGCCCAACTGAACTTCCCAAAGATTAACGCCTTGGTTTGACCATCGCATAAACATCATGTTGGTGGCCATGCGGGCCGCCTCCATGTGTTCTTGCAATAACGCGCTAGGGCGTATCCCAATCAGCTGATAAGCGTAAGGGACAACCTCGCCCAGAGATGGGTTGAACGCATATGTTCCGCTGGTTGCCACGGGGCCCCCTTATTAAATCGGGCCGTTGCTCAGTTGCAAGAACGTGGCCGTTACAGATCCGTTTCCGCTGTTTAATAAAACGCGAGCAAATACAGGAGCCTGGTTAAAATAACTAGACTTTGAGGCGCTTGCACCAACGACATTTGTGTCAGAAGAAGACAGCCACGTCATTGACGCCAAGGCGACAGGATTTGTCGCACTATTGGGGTCATCCATAGACGTCTGAACCGTATAATTGACTGTCCCTGTAACATTCACTTGAATTGATACGGGCGCGGGAGCCCAGTCGTCAAAACGAATAAGGTCACTTGATTTAGCGCCGCCAGAGGCGTCAGAAACAGTAACTGTAATAGGACGCATCAGTGTTTTCCTTTTGTGTGTCCGGCACGCGCTGCAGCGACATTATCTACTAAATTTGGATAAGGACGACCAGCGGCCCTAGCTCTTGCTTTGGCCATCTTAACACCTTTTGAGTTTAAAGCCTTATGCTTTGCGTCTTTAGGTGCATCTTTTTCCCAAAATGGCTTAGACATTTGATGTTTCCTCACAAACAAAATCATTGCCATATTTCTCTATGTATAAATCAGCTTCTGCATCCCCATTAGAAGCCAGTAAATATATTTTAGCATATTCTAACAATTCAGGGTCGTCTTTAAATTGGCCCAATCCCTGATTGCATCTATTACAAAGCATCCCTCTAATTTTATTTGTTTTATGGTCATGATCCACTACTAGGTTAGACATATCTCCGCATATTGTGCAATTATGGGTTGTTTCAATTAAATAAGCTAAATCTTTGTCTTCAATCATATCTCTATAAATACCGCGCCTAATCCCGCTTCTATAAGAATTTCTGCAATCTCTGCACCAGCTATCTAATCCATTCTTCTTCTTATTATGAAGAGGAAAGAATTTTGCCGTCTCAGGCTTTTCAATCTTGCATCGCGTGCAAGCTAACATTTAACATCCCATTTTTTCAAAGCTAAATTTATTCTGCTATTAGGGTCATGAGCCGTTTTAGCAGAAGTTAATCTTTTTTTCATCCCGCACATACGGGCCCGAAAATTATCTCTACGCTCAGCGGCTTTAGGACTTTTAGATGCTTGTTCTTTAGAAACTGGCGGCTTTAAATTATGGCCTTCAGCCTTAGCGGATGCACGACCCTTGGCGTTAAGGCCACCAGATTTCGACTGTCCAGCAGACCTAGACCAAGCGGGAGTTTTAAATGACATTTTTCTCCTCCCTTGAAAGCATTTTTGCAAATTTTATTACATCTTCGTGAGTAAATTCTCCCTTACAAACATTATACATATAAACAACTATTTGGACATTAGATTTAATATACGGCAAAGAACTATCTATCCTGTCTATTGAAGGAACCCAAGGATTTGACGCATGTATATCCGTAATTCTTGTATCAAGGTCAAATGATATTCCGGTTGCTTCGCAAACTCCATTCAATATCTTTTTTTCTATCCACGACGATGTAAAATCTGGAGCAGGCCATCCCATTTTTTTTGCTCGTTTTTGAGCATTCCCATAAAGTCTTTGGCATCTTATTTTTAAAGAATTATCCTTGCTCCAATCAGCTTTATAACATTTGTTGCAAGTTCCAGCTTTGCCCTTCCCAAAAGAAACGACATTAGAGCTTTCTCCGCATGAGACACATTTCCCGTCCCAATTTGGGATTTTATAACATCTTGCCATAAAAAAATCCTGAGAGAAGGAAAGCGGGGCTTGCGCCCCGCTCATTTCTCAGTAGTGAGCAGTTTTACCGCGAGGCTCACCCTTAGCGGCAGAAGAAAGAACGCCACCACCAGAAGCGCGGGCAGGCTTTTTAGCCTTTCCACCCTTCTTCATGCAGCTACCGCCCTTTTTGAATCCGTCGGTGCCTTCTTCAGCACGACGGACAGTTTCACCAGCGCCAAAATTGCCTTTGGCCTTTGGATCTTTAACAACGTAACCCATCGTGGGCTCCTATTAGTTAGAAGACGTTAGCTGGATATAGTTAACGTTAACATTAACATAACCAGCAGTAGCGGCGGTTCCAACAGGCGTAATCGTCACAACAACGGGGGCAACCGTTGGAGCGGCAACACCAAGCACTGTTTGATTTGACATAGCGGCAAGCTGTGCCGCCGTGTATGTCGGCGCAATACGACCCGTGGCAGCTTTAACGTCAACACCGCTAACATAAGTTGTCGCGGCGGCAGATGTGCCGATAGACAACGTCGCAGAAGTGCCAGAGTTAAATGCAGTCAGAACGTCAATGTCAAACGACACGATCTGAGAGCCAGCAGGTATATATAGCGTTGCAGAAACGGCAGTAGCGCCATTTTGCGTAAGTGCGACTGACTGAGCAAGTCTTGCGAAACCTATATTAGGACCGTTGGTTTGGCCCTGCTGTAGGTCGCCCGATGTAACCGGCCCAGTGAAGTTTGTTTGACCCATGAGGTCTCTCCTTCAAAGTTGTGAGGGGAGCAAATGGCTCCCCTCGTTTGCCGATTAAGACGTTGGGAACGAGCCCCAAATTGCACGCCAGTTGTAATACGAGAAGCTATACCGCTCGTATCCTTTGACAAGCAAGTTGTCTGTAACGAAATCTACCTGCATGTCGGTCTCGAAACGAACACGCTCCATGTAGCTCAAGCCGTCAATGTTCGTCAGCAAGAACCAAGCGTAAGGCGAGGTCAAGAAGTCGTTGACGAAATAACCTTCAGGCAAGCCGCCCGCGGTCATCATGATCGCATTGACGTCGTTGTCTGCCGTGCCTGGGCGAAGTTCAGTCTTTGTAAGACGGATAGCAACAGGCTCAAGCTGCGGCGGAACAACGAGACGACGACCACGCGCAAACACCTTCAGACCGGCTTGGTCTTTGAAGTTCGTGCGGATAGAGATCATGCCGTTGAGCAGCGTAGCTTCGTTAAGGTCGACTTGAACAGATGGCGTATTAGAAACTGTGCCACCGTCAATCGGATGCGAAGGAGAGCAGAGTGGCTGGCCGTCGCCGCCGACTGAAGCATTATACGTCGTTGCCGTGTTGAGCACGTTGGCGCCGTAGATTTCTTTAGTCTGCTGGAACGACTCAATAAGGCCGAGGTTTGACGGCATAAACTGTGTCTTATAC